ATGTGTTTACTAAAGACAATTTTATGAGCCTCCTGCGTGGTGGTGGTCTACCATCATTTGGTATGCCTGGCGGCGTAGGATTTGGTGATGTATCTTGGAAAGGTGCCGATGACGATGATTGGAGAGTAAAACTTTCGTTGCCTTCGGGATTAAATTTAGAACCAAATTTACAAAATGCGTTACTTCGCACAAACGGATTAATATTTCCATATACTCCACAGATAATTTTGTCACATAGTGCATCCTACGGACAAGTTAAACCTACACATAGTAATTATCCATTTCCAGCTTATCAGAACAGTCAACCTGACACAATTCAAGTTAGTGGAGACTTTGTAATTGAGAGTGAAGCAGAAGGAATATATTGGGTAGCTGCTGTACATTATTTAAGATCAATTACTAAAATGGCATACGGAAATACAAGTCAACAAGGTTCGCCACCTCCAGTAGTACAACTAAATGGTTATGGTGATTTTGTTTTAAAAAATGTTCCGTGTGTAGCAACACAGTTCACAGTTGATCTACCAATGGACGTTGATTACATTCATGTTCCAGGTGCTATTAACACTTGGGTTCCAACACGTAGTTTAATATCTATACAATTACAACCAACATACAGCAGAAGAGCAGTACAGCAATTTAGCTTAGATAAGTTTAAATCTGGTGCATATGCTAAAGGCAACGGACCAGGATTTATCTAATGGCAAACTATGACGGAACATCACCTTGGTTTAATACTACCATAACAAATAACCAATATCTTGACACACTAAAAATTAGACCAATCCCTGCTGAATCAGACGATGTATTATATACAGTACAGGTTCAGTATACTCACAGACCTGATTTATTAGCTTTTGATTTATACGGAGATAAAAATCTTTGGTGGGTATTTTCACAACGTAATATTGAAATTTTAAAAGATCCTATTTTTGATTTAGTTGCAGGAACAGAAATATATATTCCAAAAGGCGATGCTCTAACTAGAATATTAGGATTGTAAAAATGGATATCCAAAATATAAAAGCAAGACTAAAGGCTAAAGGCCAAGAGTTAGCAGATAATGTAACAACTAATATACAAAGTAATATATCTACAAGTGCTAATATATCAGTTGACGGTGTACTTGACAGCGTAGCTGGATCAGTTCAAGATCTTAAAGGTGCAACAGTTGATATTGCAAACAGTCTTAATGGTATCACAGGTCCTGCTGTTGGACAAAGTATTGTAGGTAATATTGCAAACGGCATAGGCGGACAATTAGCAGATCAAATTTCTGGAGGAATAGGTGGATTTTTAGGATCTGCATTTGGTAGCGGTTTTGGAAACAGTTTTGGCGGTATCGGAAAACAGCCAAACCCATTAGAACAATTTGCTAGTTATAATTATATTTTTACATTAGGGTGTTTAAGTGACGACGAACTTAACTTTCCTGATTTTACTTATAGAAGGCGTGACCCTGACGTAGTTGTACTACGTAGCGGCGGCGGACCAACTCCGGGTAGTGCAACTGCATATGATACAAATGGAAAAACAGAATATTTTATTGATGATGTTGAAATAGAAACTATTGTTGCAGGTAATGCAAACACAAGATCAACGAATGCAACTACTCTTTCGTTTAATGTTACTGAACCATATAGTATGGGATTATTTTTACAATCTTTACAAGTTGCAGCTAAACGTGCTAGAGGACCATCATCTAATTACATAGAAGCACCTTTTCTACTTACAGTTGAATTTAAAGGTTATGATGATGCTGGAAACTTTATTCATGCTAGTAATTTGCGAAGAATGTTTCCGTTAAAACTTATCAATATAGAATTTGAAGTCACTGAAGGAGGAAGTCAGTACGCAGTCAGTGCTATTGCTTACCAAGAAACTGCACTCACAGATGAAGCTCAAACATCGCATACGGAAACACAATTTAGTGGAGCAACAGTTGCAGAAATGTTACAAACCGGTGCAAAAAGTTTTACAAAAATATTAAATGATAGACAGATTTTAAAAGAAGATGCAAAACAAGTTGGTAAAGGTGATCAATATATAATTTTATTTCCTAAGACATCATCATCTGCTGCAGAATCAGAATTGTTTATGCAAGGCCAACCTGAACAAGGTGATGATAGTGCAACCACACGTAAATTTACTGAAGAAGAAATAAAAGAATTTTATGTTTCTCAAACAGGAGATGCTAACGGAAAAGTTCCTGACAATTATGAACAAGAACTTGAAAACAACAAAGGCATTTCTGTTAAACGTAGTAGTCTTGGAGAAAATATTAGAGAATATGGTGAAAAGTTAGAATTTATGAACGATATTGGTAAAGCTACAATTACTAAAAGTAATCTTGATGCTGGAACACAACCAATGACTGGAGCAACAAAAGCTGAAAGTGAAACTACTAAAGGTAAAATTGATCGATGTAAAGTAACACGTACAGGCGATATTAGAACAGCTACATTTTCTGCAGGTAAAAAGATTCAAGATGTTATTGAAGAAATTATTATTTTAAGTAGTTATGGTAGAGACGTAGCTGATAAAAAAGAAGACAAAAATGGTATGATTCCTTGGTTTAGAATACAAACACAAGTTTTCAATGCAGACGAAAGTGTTGAAACAGTAGGAGCTACAGGCAAACCTGCTAGAATTTTTGTATATCGTGTTATTCCGTATCTAGTGCATCGAAGCAAATTTCAAAGTAATACAGATGCAAGTCCAGGGATTAACGAATTAAAATATCAAGCAGTAAAAGAATACAATTATATCTATACAGGCAAAAACAAAGATATTTTAAACTTTGATATTAACTTTAACACTGCTTTCTTTACAAGTCTTGCAGGTGACTCAGGTCAATTAGGAAGAGATTCTAAAACTGCCGTTACTGACGAAGTAACAGGAGGCAACTCAAGAGCAGTATCTGGTAAAAATAAACCTAATAGCAATGTTGAAGGAGTAAGTAAATCTGGAGATAAAGTAGTTAAACCTAATAGTGTAGACGGCGGCGGTCCTGTGTTACATCCAGAAAGTCAGATAGCTAGAGATTTTAATGAAGCATTAGTAAACAGTCCTGTCGATTTAATAACAGTAGATTTACAAATTATGGGTGACCCTTATTACATTTGTGATAGCGGCATGGGAAATTATAATGCATTACAAGTACCGGGAGTTTTAAACATCAATAAAGATGGCACTATGGAATATGAAAACGGTGAAGTTGACATAGAATTAAATTTTAGAACCCCAATAGACTACGGACAGAATTATATGGAATTTCCTGGTAACGGAACAGCACCTGTAGGACAATTTAGTGGATTATATCAAGTCATAATGTGTACTAATTCTTTTAGTAATGGGCAATTCACCCAGACACTGCAAACTATTCGTAGAAAACAGCAACCTAGTGATACAAATAACGAAGCATCAGCAACAAACGGAATGCTTAATTTAGATAATCCGACAGCGCAATTAGCTGAAACTTTTGCTAATACATTAAACGGCGATGCTATAAAACTAGCAAAAGCACTCACTGGTGGACAAGCTGGATTAGGAAATATAGCTGCAGGAGCACTTGGAGAATTAGATCAAAAACTTGCAAATGCAATTTCAACTGTAAGAAATGGAAGTATTCCTAAACCTATAACTGATGCAGCTTCTAAAGGAATAGCCCAAGGCAACTCTATTGATTTAACAGGATTACAAGGATCAACATAATATGGTTTCACCAAATCAAGAAACACGCTCATCTGGTGCTAGTGCTAAATTAAGCAAAATTGACGGTCCAGGTCCGTTTGAAGCAATTGTAAAAAATCACTTAGACGGTGAGTATATGGGTAGATTAGAAGTTGAACTTCTAAAATCTAACACAGAAGGCTCAACTCCTAATGTTGGCGCTGAACGAGTAATTGTAGATTACCTAAGTCCATTTTACGGAGTTACACCATATGCAGGATCTACACCAAATGATAATTTTGCGTCTACACAAAAAAGTTACGGAATGTGGGCTATACCACCTGATGTTGGTACTAAGGTATTAGTAATTTTTGCTGAAGGAAATAAAAGCAGAGGCTTTTGGATAGGGTGTATTCAAGATCGTTACATGAATTTTATGGTACCAGGAAATGCTAGTACAAAATATAACACACAAGATCAAACAAAGCAAATACCGGTAGGCGAGTATAATAAGAAAACTGAAGAAGCTATTGGAGCAGACCCAACACAGTTTTTAAAACCTGTTAACACTGATGCACTAACTCAGTTAACAAACGCTGGTATACAACTAGACCAAATTAGAGGAACTACTACAAGTAGTGCTAGACGAGAAACTCCTAGTATGGTATTTGGATGGAGTACTCCAGGCCCGTTAGATAGACGTCCCGGACACCCTACAACAAAAACAGGCGAAACTGGTGCTGAAATAGATATTCCTAGTTCGCGACTAACTGGCACATCTCTTGTAATGGACGACGGAGATCCTAGTTTATTTAGAAAAGGACCAGCTGGCGGCGAAAAGGCTGTGCCTAGTGAATATACTACATTAGACAACGGCGGCGATCCTAGCATACCAGCTAACGAATTATTTAGAATACGTACTAGAACCGGACATCAAATACTTTTACATAATAGTGAAGACTTAATTTATATTGCACACGGTAGTGGCAAAAGTTGGATTGAAATGACAGCCAACGGTAAAATTGACATTTATGCAGAAGACAGTATTAGTATGCATACTAAAAATGATCTTAATTTTAAAGCAGATAGAAATATTAATTTAGAAGCAGGTCAAAATGTTAATATAAAAGCCGGAAATGCAATGGCAATGGAAACAGCAGCTAATTGGACTGTTAAATGCGGAGCAGATGGAATGTTAACTTGTACAGGATCAAGTAACATAAGTTCTGCCGCACACAAAGAAACAGCTGGTAGAATAGATATGAATAGTGGAAGTGCAGTAGCAGCAACGGCTAGTGCGGCACCTGCTGTAACTAGAGTACCACAAGCCGGTGCTTGGACAGGAGCAGAGAATAAAAATCCTGCAGAACACACACCTGAAAAAACAAACAACGACCCTGAAGCAATTGCTGCAGGAACAGCAAATGCATCTAGTGACGACAAAGCAGAAGATAAAGCAAATGACGATACTTTTGCAAAATGTCCACCAGAGGAAAAATCAGAAGCAACTAAAACACAAGAGGAAAGACAAGCAACTACAGAAAATACAGCTGCAAGTGAAGATGCAACCCTAACAGAACAAGGTGCAGGTTTCCCTACAGGTGATCCAGCACTTGATCCTTTTGGTGGAGCAGGCGCAGATGTCAGTTCATTAGGTGGTGATCCAGAACTTGATCCATTTGGTGGAGCAGGTAGAGAAATAAAAGGAACAGCAACACTCACTGATTCAGAAGGATCATTCTAACAAGGTAAATACGTTATGAGCACATTAGAAAAAAAGTTATACAAAGAGATTACTGTAAAATCCAATAAAAGACCCGATTATGGAGTCGGCGAAAAAACATATCGTGGATTTTCTACGGTAAATCCGGATAGTATAGGCTATCAGCTCTATGATATACAAATAATTAAACAAGATATAATCAACCACTTTCATATACGCCAGGGTGAACTGCTTAGTAACCCTAATTTTGGAACAATAATCTGGGATATTTTATATGAACCGTTAACAGAAAGATTAAAAGAAGTTATTGCTGAAAATGTAACTACAATTATTAATTACGATCCGCGTGTAAGCGTTGTATCAGTAACAATTGACCAGTATGAAAGTGGTATACAAATTGACGCAACTCTGTCATTTTTACCTTATAATATTTCTGAAAATATGAAACTAACGTTTGATCAAAACAACGGATTGTTAGCTAGATAATTATATACGCACTTTTCTAAATTTAATAAATACTGTATAATTAAAGGAAAGAAATATTATGTCAACAACCGATAGACAAAATAGGTTATTAGTAGCTGAAGATTGGAAGAGAATCTACCAAAGCTACAGAAACGCAGAATTCAAATCATACGATTTTGACAATTTACGTCGAACTATGATCAACTACATTCGTCAAAATTACCCAGAAGATTTTAACGATTATATTGAAAGTTCAGAGTACCTTGCACTAATTGATCTTATTGCTTTCCTTGGTCAAAATATTGCTTTCCGTACAGACTTAAATGCTCGTGAAAACTTTTTAGAATTAGCAGAACGTAGAGAATCGGTACTACGTTTAGCTAGATTGCTATCATATAATCCTAAAAGAAATCAAGCAGCAA